TGTTTTGGACTATTACGGCGGAGTAACCGCTACGGCTCGGTTTCTGAATATCTCTAAATCAAGTGTGAGCGTGTGGCCTGACCCCATCCCCTGGAAGTTTGCAATGTTGCTTTCGAAATTAACTAACAACGAACTCATGTTCGAAACGAGTGATTATCCAGAATTAATCCCCCTTTTCGAACCACAGAAGAGGGTTCAGAAACGTGGGTAACGAGCCGAAATGGAAAGTTGAAAGGCAACCTTCGTGGCTGGTGAAAGCAGTTCGCAAAACTATTGCAGGGCTGGCTGGTGGATATAGCGAAGCTGCTGAAATTCTGGATGTAACTGAGGACGCAATTCATAACCGGTTGCGCTCAGGTGGTGATCAGATATTCCCGTTCGGCTGGTCAATGCTGTTACAGCGCGCCAGTGGCAATCACGACGTAGCGAACGCGGTTGCGAAAGTGTCCGGCGGGGTGTTTGTGCCGTTGCCTGATGTTGAGCTGGTGGATTACGGCGATATCAATCAGCGACTGCTGGAAGCAATCGAGCAGATCACCCGGTACTCACAGCAGGTAAGGGCAGCTATTGAGGATGGAGTGGTTGAACCGCATGAGCGTGAGGTGATTGACGAGGAGCTACACCGTGCCATTACCAAATTACAGGAGCACACGACGCTGGTTTACAGGGTTTTTTGTGCTCCAGAAAAGTGAGAACGCCGGGTTGCAGCCCAGCGTTCTCGGCGACTACATCAATTAGTGTGGAGAAATAATCGCGTGAATAATTTAAACAGATCCCCGGATTTTCCGCAATTCCGCTGCCTGCCCATAACAGGCAGGACCAGCCAGAAGCCATTCCGTTATTCGCTCAATTTACCTGACAACAACCCCTGGAGTGTGGCGCAGATTCAGCAATTGATCACTCCTGCAGCAAACCCGCGGCAAACTGGGCAGCCTCAGCTTCAGGAACCGCTCATAGCCGCCCAGCAAAGTCCTGCTGACGGTTCAAAACCGCTGATCACATCTCAGCAGGCTCCTGTAGACACGTCACAGTCACTGATTACGCCAACTCAGGCACCGGCACAGCAATCTCAGCAACTGAGCGAAACGCTGGCGGGAGCGCTGAAGGAGACCGGCGTTAAAGTCGAGCTAACCCTGATAAATGACAAAACCGGCGACAAAAAAACATTTACTGGCACAGGCGGAAAAATTGCCACTGCCATGACGTATCCATAGAGAGGGTTGTATGACGATTGTGGGTTCGGCTCTGGCGCAGATTACACAGGGCGGCAGTGAGCAGTCGTGGGCTGACAGGCTACATGCGGCGTCGTTTCGCGGCGTACCCTTTGCCGTTATCAGCGGTGAGAGCCAGTCAGGTCGCCGTCAGGCGGTTCACGAATACCCGATGCGTGATCAGGTATGGGTAGAGGACCTCGGGCGAGGAACCCGGCGCATTACGCTGCAGGGGTTTATCGTTCAGGACAGCAGGATTTACGGTGGCGGTGATGTGATAGCGCAGCGCGATTCCCTGGTTGCCGCCTCTGAAGCGGGGGGAGCCGGGACGCTGGTGCATCCTACGCTGGGGGAACTGACAGTAAACATCCCCGATGGGGGATTGAAAGTCCGGGAGGGCATGGATCAGGGGCGCAGCTTTAGCTTCTCTCTGACGTGCATCGAGAGTGGGCTAAAAACTTTTGCCCTGACAACCGGCGGCACTCCGGGCAGCATTGTAGAGCAAAGCTGGTTCTCAACCGTAACCACTGCGGCGGCGGCAATTATCGCTGAAGTTAATGGGGAAATTCTCTCAATCAAGCATGCTGTCACAACGATCCAGAACACCATCTGTTTCTGGTCCAGCTTTATCTCAGATACGGCCCGCGAGGCAACTACGCTCGCCAGTTCTCTCAGGTCAACGCTGGGAAATCTGCGTTTCGGACGGGATTGCAACGGCAGCGCCGGGGGCAGCATCAGCGGACTGACGGGAAAAATCACATCTGGTTCAGGCGCTGTTGATTACAGCGCGCTGGTAACAGAAAAAACCGCACAGGTGATTGCGGCCAGAACGACCATTGACGCGCATGTTGCAGAGCTGTCGGAAATGTCAGAAATCAGTGTGGTTCCGGCAGCGGTTGAGACGCTGATTACAACACTGATGGATGCAGTGCCATCCACGCAGGATCGTCTGCGCCTGCTGGAGCTGATGATGTCTGAATCTGCATTTGATGGAACATATTACAACGACACAACCAGCAATCGCGTTTTTGCTGCACTGCAGGCCTATCTGAAAATTATGGCTGCAGCCATGTTTGCGCGCGTGGCCGCCTCTGCATCGCTGACCGGAACCGTCGCGGCTCAGGAGCTGCTAAACAGGGGGATTGCCGCGCTCGATACAGCATGCCTTCTCGCCAGCGAACATGGCAATGATGAACTCTGGAAAACACTGGAGCAGCTGCGGGAGGACTTCACCGAAAGTCTGACCTCAGAGGGGCTGAATGCTGTGCGCGTGACATGGTCATTTCCGTCCTCTCTGCCCGCGCTGAATATGGCAAATCGCATCTGGCAGGATGCCAGCTACGGTGATGCACTCATTGTGTCAGCGAGTCCCATTCATCCTGCATTCATGCCGCTCAGTGTTGAGGTAATCAATGACGAATGACGAACTGACCCTGGAAACTGATGGTGTTGCCCTGCAGGGTTGGGACCGGGTATCGGTGACTCGTAGCATCGAGCGCCTGCCGTCCTCATTCAGCCTGGGATTACTGGATTATTTTCCTGAGACAAATAGCCGCCGTCGCGTGCGTCCCGGCGAAAGCTGTCGTGTGCTGCTGGGTGATGATTGCGCGCTGACGGGGTATATCGACAAATGGTCGCCGGTGCTCTCTCCGGGGCGGCATGAGGTCAGGGCTACCGGGCGCAGCCGGTGTCAGGATTTGGTGGACTGCAGCGCAGAATGGCCGTCTAACGTCATCAGCAATTCAGACGCGCTGGGTATTGCACAGCGGCTGGCAGCGCCCTACGGAATTTCGGTTACAACAGATGCCGCCAGTTTACGCGCAGTCCCACAATTCACGCTGAACTGGGGGGAGTCGCCGCAGGAAATCATCGACCGTGTTACCCGCTGGTCTGGGCTGCTCTATTACGACCTGCCGGATGGCGGGCTGTTTCTGACGCGCGTCGGAAACAGGCGCGCCGCCAGCGGGCTGGAGGAGGGGGTTAACGTCGAGCATGCCTGGTATGAGGAATCGATGGATGAGCGATATTCAGATTACACAGGCGTATCAATGAATTTTAGTCCCATTGGCGAGGCGGGAGGGGCAGGTTATGACGCAGTGACGCTCGCGACTGCGCGTGATCCGGATGCGGCATCGATGCGCTATCGAAAACGCATCGTGCTGGTGGAGAGCACGCTGGTGTCCCGGGACATGGCGACCGATTGCATTAACTGGGAAATGAACCGGCGCTATGGCCGCTCACGCGCGTTGCGGGTGGTCACTGACAGCTGGCGTGACAGCGCCGGTCAGTTATGGGAGCCAAATACGTTGATCCCGGTTTCGCTTCCAACGCTCGATGTTAAACCGCAGGACCTGCTGCTCGCAGAGGTCACCTACACCCGCGATGAGGATGGGACCCACGCTGAGATGTTGCTCATGCCGCCTGCCGCTTTTGCTATCCAGCCCTACGCATTTTACTCGAGCATTATGGAGCTGACATGACGGACGCATTTACGCGCCTGTATCGGCGCATTGCCATGCTGGTGGGCATTGGACGCACTACCGGTGTTACTGATGACAATGGAACAACCCAAAAACTGCAATATAAAACCCCGTTTGATGTTCGTGGTAATACGCTGCGCATGACTGAATTCGGGTTTTCATCTGGCCTGCCAGCTGGTAGCGACGTGCTGATCCTCAGCCTGGGCGGCGACAGGTCCAGCCAGGTCATTATCGCGACCAATCACGGCTCATCCCGTTACGCAAACCTGAAGCCCGGCGAAACCGTAATCTATGATGCGCACGGGAAATCAGTGCTGCTCGGTGAAGAGAAGATGATTGTGAAATGTGCAGGACAGGACATCGAGGTTCTGGAGGCGCGCAACGCAACCATCACTGCCAGCGTTAAAGTTCGTCTCGAAACGCCGCTGACGGAGTGTACCGGTGATGTAGTTGATCACTGTGATTCAAATGACGTCAGCCTGAAAGCATTGCGTGATGCCTACAACCTCCATGGCCATGAGGTGAAAAACGTTGAATCGGGTAACAGCACAAAAACCAGTGAAAAAACCAACAGGGAGGTCTGATGGCCGATATCAGAACCGTATGGTTTGCTGACTCGGGGTTTGCTGGCTGGCAGTTGTCAGGCGGCGATCTGGACAACGGGAATGATCTGGAGTCTGCCGTTCTTATCAGTCTGTTTAGTGATCGTCGGGCCGATACCGACGATGCAACCGACGACAACGACCGCAGGGGCTGGTGGGGGGATAGCGATGAGGAATTGCTGGGTTCCCGGCTGTGGCTGCTGAACCGCAGCCCGCTGTCAGTGGCAGTAGCGAGGCGGGCTGAGGTTTACGCACAAGAGTCACTGGCCTGGCTGGTGGGTGACGGCGTCATGTCATCAGTCAGCGCAGCGGGCACCATAGTCAGGCCAGACCGGCTTTACCTCACGGTGACGCTAAACCGCCCGGACGGCAGCTCGCATCAATATAAATTCAACTGGTTATGGAGAGATAATAATGCCGTATCAGCGACCTATACTCAGTGAGCTGCGAAGCCGGAACCGGCAGTTCATTACCTCGGAGCTGGAAAATCCATCCGAGCTACTGAGATTTTCCAATCTGCGGATCATTGCAGATATGGATGCCGGTATGAGCCATATGCATTTTGCCTATCTGGACTGGATAGCGCGTCAGAGCAACCCATTCACCGCAGAAGATGAGTGGCTTGCTGCGTGGGGGGCACTAAAAAACGTCTACAGGAAAGATGCGACGGCGGCGAAAGGCCCCGAGGTGATTTTCTCAGGTGTACCAGGACGCAGTGTCACAGCCGGAACCGTTCTGAACCGCACAGGGGGTGTGCAGTATACGCTGGATGCGGCAGTTACTATCCCTGCCGCTGGGAACGGAAGCGGAAGCGTTACCGCTGTTCTGCCTCTCACCGGAAGCGCACTCACTCCGGCAGATGGCAACGCTCAGGCAGGCACCCTGCTGGCAATAGATGGTGCTATCGAAGGTATAGTCAGCACCGCTACCGCGGCGCAGGCTATTACAGGCGGCGCTGATATGGAGTCACAGGAGGCATTCCGCAGTCGCGTCCTGCAGGCTTATCAGTCATCCGCAGAGGGCGGTAGCGAGGATGACTATAAACGGTGGGCGCTGGAAGTGCCTGGCGTAACCCGCGCATGGGTAGAGCCACGTATATTGGGAGCGGGTAGCCTCGGTGTTTACATCATGTGCGACGGGACTGACCGCACAAACCACGGTTTCCCGGAGGGTGTTGACGGTACTGCAACTAAAGAAAAATATACCTACGGCAAAGCGCAGGGGGATCAGTTGCGCGTGGCAAACTATCTTTTCTCAAAACGTCCGGCCACCACGCTGGTCTGGGTATGTTCACCCATAAATCGAACCGTTGATCTTGATATTGGCGGCATTCCTGACACAGATGCCGATACCGTCGCGGCCATTCAGAGCGCTGTTGATGAGGTGTTTTTCGACAACGGCGAGCCGGGCGGAAAGATTTTTATTTCCGATCTGAATCTGGCCATTGGCGCAATCAGTGGCACGCGTGGTTTTGTTCTGAATCAGCCCTCTGGCGTTTTCATTCAGCTGGGGGCAGGGGAACTACCGGTTCGCGGTGAGATTACATTCAGCCGGGGGGCATCGTGAGCCGCTACAGCACTGACGATTATGCCCGCGCTCTGGGTCTGTTATTACCCCAGGGTAAAGCATGGAAACATCCCCCTGGTTCAGTGCAGGCGCGCGTATTGAGGGGGCTGGCAAAATCATATGAGGCCAGTGACACGGCGGCGCTTTCGCTTCTTAGAAATGCATTCCCGGCCACGGCAGGTTCACTGCTGACAGACTGGGAACAGGCGCTGGGTCTGCCGGACGATTGCGCCATCGGTGAGATGGGCACGATAGCCCGACGACGCCTTGCTGTAGTGACAAAACTCACTGGTTCGGGTGGTCTGTCAATCGATGCGCTCATACAGGCGGTCGCAACGTCCGGATATGTCATTACGGTCACTGAGTACCGGCGCGCACGCTGCGGCCTTTCTGCCTGTGGCGACCCTCTCAATGGCGATGACTGGCCTCTGGTTCTGCAGGTTAATGTGCCTGAAACAACCATATTGCGCGCACGTTGCGGACAGGCCCACTGCGGCGATCCGC